GTTTCTAACTTACCGCCACCGCTGACCTTCAGGTCAATCTGGGCCGACCCAACATTAGATTGAATATCCCCCACCGGTTTACCGGTGCCTTTGCGTATATCCCCATTAGCGTGTTGGGTGGTCCATACAGCGGGCTCGGGGCTGGCCGCCAGCTGAGCGAGCAGGTTGAGCTCCCGCTTACCATTCATATCGTGGGTTATGGGCACTTGAAAGCTCCAGCGGGTACGCTGCAAAGCATCCACAGCCCTGCCGCCACCGTCTATGGCGGCATCGTCATCGGAGGTCCTGAGCCCTCCGGGGTCGTAGGTACCCTCCTCCTGCGATTTTGGATACAAAACCCCGGACCCGAGGGTAGGGTGGTTGAACGTGATTTCTTGAATATCTCCTGCTACTACTGCCATATTTCTACTTTTTTACTTTTAACCAAGGTTGAAGCCAGCGCTGCTAACCGTGCTGAGTATCCGGGTAAAGCCTGTACGCTTATACTTAATATCGGTGTTCAGCCGGTCGGGGTTTGTATCATCAATCTCCACATTGATATTGCCTTTCATAAAATCTACATCGGCTATCAAACCATCGGCCCCGAGCTGGTCAGCAAAATCAAAAAGGGCTGACCGCCATTGCTTTGGTTTGATCACGTTGTCAACATCCACGAAATCGCTATCGGCTGCAATGGCTTTCCCGAGAACCTGAGTTTTTTCGAGCAGCATGTACCGGTACCGTATATTCCAGTCAATGATTAAATTCCGAACGTGATTGAATTGTAACGGTACCTCCCCTTCTTTATGATAGGTGGTCACAAAATCCTGAACTTCAAAATTGCCAGCGGTAACGGTAGCGGTACTATATCCCTTTTTGACTACCCGGTCCCTGAAATTGTAATCTGCGAAATCCCCAATACCATCCCCAACGGTAATACCGGGCACCCGCTGGCCTTGAATATCAATATGGGGGTTATCCTGAGCTTGGTTCGCCAGCAGCCGGGCGTAAGCTGCTGCCACCTCCCCGGTAAAATTTTTCGACCCGGGGGCCGGGCATAGAACGTTTGTTACTTCTTCTTTTTGTGTGCTGAAATCCAAGCTATCGGTAGTATTGGTAAAACCGAACAAAGCCACGAAAGGCTTGAAAACCGTGGGGCTATACCGCCCGGTGCCCCCTTGCTCGGAGGGTAGCCCATTGTTGAGCTCAAGGGTAGTGTGAACATCTTTGCCATAAGGGTTGACCACGATCGTGTTCCACTCCTCAAATTTGTCGAGGGCCCCTTGGATACCCGGGGTACCGGCTCCGCTGGCAACTTCAGATACCGAGTAAGATACCCCAGCGGGGTTATCATTGGTATCTACCTCAATGGTGAGTTCATCAGCGTCTTTGCCAGCCCATTTACTTTCAGCCAGCAGGCTTTCAGTTGTGGTTTCGGTGGTGTCCTGCGTACCGGTCACCGGGGCTGCGAGCGCATTGTTGACGGTATCTACCATCTTCTGAGAAATATTGGCCGGGCCATCCCCAGACTCAACAACAAAGGAATACCGGGCCCCGGCTACCCTGCGCCTACCGGCTATAACAAGGGTGTGTTCAGCGTTTGCGTTAGCTGTCCCTGTGGGCTCTACGTTCAGCTTCTTTGCGGTCGCTGAGGTGGCAGCCTTTTGCGGAATGATAACGGTAGGGATACCTCCTACCCCGGTACCGCTGATGGGCCGCAAAAGTTTGAACATATTGTAGATTGGAGAACCGAAACCGTACCGGTTACCAACGTTCCGCAAAATACTGTATTCTTTAACCTCGTTCTCGGTAATGCTCGCTTCGTTAGCGCTGTTGGGCTGACCCAAGATCACAATACGTTGTGGCAGGTTCGGGGTGGCCCCGGAAAATTGCCCGGGTTTGAGCTCGTACCCCACAATGTTAGCTATCCGGCTGCTATCTACTCCCATGTTTTCAAAATTTTCTTAGGACAAACGTTAGGACAAACGTAACGAATTAACAAGGAAATTGCAAAACCTTATCTTTTGGTGACCGCTTTTACATAGTCAGCCCAAGTGTAGTTCTTTTTGCCAACTTGCTTAAAAACCCAATACATCACAATATCCCGGAGGGCTATTTGATATACCGCCACGTCCCAAAAGTGATTTTGAGCGTTACTGCTTTTCTTTTCCCAGCGGATAGTCACCCCGGACCCATCTCGTTTGGTTTTTATTGACCTGATCTCGCTTTCAAAGTGAGAAAAATAATCTTTATAGGTGTATTTACCATCCTCAGGCTCGGGGAAATTCATATACCCGGCAGGTTGGGTTGTATCCTGCTGGGGGTCCCACTTGAGCGCCATCTTCATGCTCAGGTCATCTTTGAGTTTGTTTACCTCGACCAAATACAGGTTTGAGCGCTCTTTGCCAAAGCGAAAACTTGGAACATCCCGGCCAGCTTCTACATACTTATTCCAGTCTTTCCCCTTGAGCGCCACCACATTGTAATTGGTTTTGTCGATATAGGTGTAAGCTTGGACAGCAAACTGGCCCGGGGCATCAATCCCGGTGACCGCTATTTTCATTCTGCGCCCGGTATCGGTGTTGAAAATCCTACTGATAACTTGATCGAAATAAGGCCATACCGAGTTTTCCCGGCTGATTTCGTAGGTGTATTTATAGCGGTCCGGGGTTTCGGTCAGCTCGTATTCCCGGGCAATAAAAGTTCCTATACTATCGGCTTCGATCGAATACGTTGCACCGGTTTCGCTCCAAGCCAAAATTTCATAATCCAGCCGGGCATCTTCTACCTTCCCATTTAGGTCGGCTGCACAGGTTATCAGAACGATATTACCGTTACCATCTTTTTGCGATAGGGTTTCAGGTATCTCTCCGATCTGGTAAGGTCGGGTATTGGCCTGTATCTGGTTAGCCTGAGGTTCCTGCCCCTCGTGTTCGTAGGTTTCTCCCAAAACGAGGTTATGAAAAGCCTGAGCTTTGGCTTCATCTCTATTGCCCCCAGGAGGGTAGGCCCTCAGATAACTTTGAACGTGGCGCTCCCAATCAAACATCCCCGGTGGTGAATACAGCCCGGAAAGGTGGTAGGATACAAAACCATCCTCAGCGGGGGTCGCTGTGGGGTGCCAAACCCCATTCTCATTCATATCCTGCTTATACCGGTCGGTGAAAAATCCACTACACTCAGGGCAAATATATCCAACAGACCCCGATATAAGATTATTCTGGTTATCAAGCTCCCAAGTAATTCCCGCAACTTCATGCTCATCAATCTGGTGTTGCCATTGCAAAGTAATTTCCCGCTGGCAAACCGGGCAGGGAACGTAATAGTAACGCTGATCACCCTGATAAAAAGCAGGTTCAATATTCGAGGTTTGTTTAAGCTCGGGGGTGCTGACAAGAAAAAGCTTCATTTTACTGTAATAAGCAGCCATCCGATACTCGATCATCTCCTGCGTACTCCCCGACTGGGTACTGCTTTGCTTTGCGGCATCGAAATCATCGACCACGATAACTTGCAGCGACCGCTGGCGTAGCAGTTTGTGGTTCCCTGCGAAACCGGCCCGGAGAATACCCCCCGGAAATTCTTTGTGTGTTGCTGTGTCCCCGGTCCGTTTGGTGTTTACGTTTGGTTTGATCAGCTTTTTTAGCCCGGTACTTTCCAGCATCTGGTCTATTTTCTCGGTCATGGCCTCCCGGGCGAGGTCTTCGTGCCCGGTTAGCAGCATCATGTTGGCCGGGGCCACCGCTATCCTGTAACCTATTCCAGCTTCAATTACCCCTGTACTGGCGCTCACTTGAGCCCCTTTTTTAAAAGCTATTTTCTTTGCGGGGTCTGCGGGGTCAAACCTATTCACAATCTCCCGCATATAGGGGAACCTGCGGTAAGAAAAAGGGCCCGGGAAAGGGCTTACATCCCGGCTCATATACCGGTTATCTTCATTCCAGTCAGCCGGGGTAATGGTTTGCAGGTTATATTCAGCTTTGCTGAGCAGATTTTCCCCGGTATCTATTAGCGTTTCTGTGATCATTCATTCCGAACGTTTAGCGCTGATTCACCCCTGCTGCGGGTTTCCTGTACCTCGAAAACAATGTTTTTTAGGTCTTTGCGGGCAGCATCGTTAGCTCGCTTTCCAGCTGTATTGATACCGTGTATTAGTTTATCCTTCATGTTCGCTTGCTCCCCCGGGGATAGCCCTGCGATCGCTGAAAACTCCTCCACGATCGCTTCAGCATATTCCTTGAAACTCTCGGTGTAGTTTTTTACTACGGAGGTTAAAAGCCTTTCTACCATCTCGTAAGGTAGGTTGTTCCCCAAAATTTTCTCTTTTTGAAGCCTCAGGACCTCAACCCGCTCTTTGGTCTGTTCAGCTTCTAACCTTTTTTTCCAAGCATCAAGGGCCGGTTTTGTTTGCTCCTTCGGAGGGGTAAGGGGGTCTTTGCGCTCATTATTTTTGGCCTTTTGAACCGGGGCGGCCTCGGGTACCGGGGGCTGTTCGGGTTGTTGGGGCTGCTCAGGTTCCGGGGGCTGCTCGGGCTCGGGTTCCTTAACCTCCCCGGGCTCACCACCATGCTTTGCGATAAACTCCCGGTTTACCTGCTCTGAGGTGTCAAAATAATAGCCTTTCTCATCGCTGGGGATAAGCTTTCCCCGCTTGATATAGGTGCTAATCTTGGCACTTTTGACCCCCAGCTGCTCTCTCAGTTCTTTTCTGCGCCATACTGGCATTAGACCTCCTTATATGCTCTGCGCTCTTCCCATTTATTCAGGGCTTGCAAATCACCCTCCTTTACCTTGTCCCAGATGGCCTTGTCAATCCTGAACTCTCGCTGGTCAATACCTTTTTTGTAAGCCAGTTGCAACTTGGTCCCCTCGGTTTCCAGCTCTCGCTTCATCTCTGCGGGGTCGCTGGGCTCCATTATGTTCAAAATTTTCGGGGTATCGTAGCCCATTACCCCCATCGTTACAACCTGTTTGATCGTTTCTTCTGACCACTTTTCCTGATACTGGTCCATATTGGTACGTTAACTTGCTTTGTTTTACGATTGGCCCGGGTTTTGGCCTTTGTTAACTTATATACCC